AAAAGTCTGCGGCTGAAACAATGTACCCGAGTATGGCTAAATAATATACTGGAACGGAACAAGTTCTATCAAGGACCAGGATGGTCCCTCGTTGATAGGATGTCAGTTGATAGAACTCCCGACTGATAGAGCTTGCGAAAGTCCAGGTTTGATTTTAAAACCTTTGAAAAGGACTATTACAAATGGCAACTTTATCAGTTATCAATCCAACCCTGGCGGATGTTGCAAAAGCTACCGATCCCGATGGGAAAATCGCAACAATCGTTGAGATCCTCAATGAAACCAATGAAATCCTCGAAGATATGGTATGGGTGGAAGGCAATCTGCCAACAGGCCATCGGACCACGATCCGATCAGGCTTGCCCGTCCCGACCTGGCGTAAACTCTATGGCGGAGTGCAGCCAAACAAAGCAACTAACGTCCAAGTCACCGACACGACCGGGATGCTGGAAGCTTACGCCGAAATCGACAAAGCCCTGGCTGACTTGAACGGCAACACTTCTGCTTTCCGCTTGACTGAGGATCGCGCACACATCGAAGGAATGAGTCAGGAATTCGCTGACACTTTGATTTACGGCAACGAAGGAACGGCTCCGGAAGAATTTACCGGCTTCGCTCCGCGCTTCAACGATATTACCGGGCCTGCAAATGCCGACAATATCATTGATGGTGGCGGTACGGGTTCCGACAACAACTCAATCTGGCTCATTTCCTGGGGCAATGATACGGTTCATGGTATCTATCCAAAAGGATCTCAAGCTGGATTGCAATTCTCCGACAAAGGACAAGTTACGATTGAGGATGCTTCTGAGGGTTCAAACTCCGGTCGAATGGAAGCATACCGCTCTCATTATCGATGGGATGTTGGTCTGTCAGTTCGCGATTGGCGTTATGTTGTTCGCATCGGTAACATCGATCAATCCCTGTTGACTGCTGATAAATCAACGGGTGCGGATATCACTGACTTGATGGCTCAGGCTATTGAGTTGCTGCCAAACGCTTCTAAAGGCCGCCCTGCGTTCTATATGAATCGCGGAGTCCGGTCTGTATTGCGCAGACAGATTGCCAATACCACCAACGTCAACCTGAACATGGACGAAGTTGGCGGCAAGAAAGTCATGTCTTTCGATGGCATTCCAGTTCGCCGTTGTGACAGCATGACCAGCGCAGAAGCACGAATCGTATAATTGAACAGCTTCATACCAGTATTTGAAAATCTGGTATGAAGCTAGTATCAACTCAATCTAAACTTCCTTTTAGGAGATAAACAATGTCTTTAGTAGATGCACGACTGGAATTATCCAGCTCACAAGCTTTGACCGCTTCTGCGGATGCGACCAATGTGGTCGATCTCACCCAAACAGCTCGACAAGTGGGTGCTGGTCAACCGCTGTATGTTCATTTCAACGTGGTTGTGGCGGCTGACTTCACGACCACTGATGAGACTTATCAATTCAACGTAGCGACTGGTGCGGCTGCAACACTGGGGACCGTGTTGACTTCTCGCATTATCACCGCTGCGGTTCTGGTTGAGGGGTTTAACTTCTCAATGCAGATTCCATCAAGCGAAGTATTGCGTTATATCGGCGTAGAATATGTTCTTGGCGGTACGACTCCAACAGTTACAATGGATGCGTACATCTCCGATCAAGAGCAGTATTCATGGGTCTCCACCGCTGACGCTATCTAATAGCGTTATGCACCTCCTGGCAGGGTGGGCGGGCTTATCCCCGCTCACCTTGTTTGCCAGGTTTTATAATACATTTATGAGGAGTGTGTGGAATGGGAATAAAAGTCAAAGCTTTGAAGCCTGGGTATTATGGAATGAAACGCCGCCGGATCGGTGACGTGTTTGAGATCAAGGACGAGAAGGATCGCGGGCTTTGGATGGGCCGGGTTTCGGATGATACGCCACCAGCGCAAGAAAAGATCCCTTTCACCTCAGTGGTTGAGGGTACGGCATCGGGCGGTAACGTGTTCGCTCCGCCGAAGCATTCGCAGCCCTGGGAGGAACCAGTGGGCGAATCTAAGCATGACAAGGACCAGGCAACAAAAAAAGGCACACCATCGAGGCGTTCGGCTAAAAAAAGTAACAAAAAATAAAGGGGTAGCACATGGCTTCTGAGATTGATATATGTAATTTGGCTTTAGGCCATATTGGTAACAAGGCAGAAGTCACTGCTATTTCACCGCCTGACGGGTCGGCTGAGGCTGCGCAATGCCATAAGTTTTACCCGCTGGCGCGCGATGAGTGTTTGTCTGATCATAACTGGGGGTTTGCAAAGCGCAGGCAAGTGCTGGCGCAGATCTCCGGCGATGCGCCGTCAGGATGGGAGTATCATTATACAATTCCCAATCCTTACCTGGTAGCACGCCAGGTTGTCAACACTGGCTATGACACTCCGATCCGGTTCGAGATCGAGGGCGATGATACCAATGGCACGATCATTCTAGCCAACACGGAAGATGCTGAACTGTGGTATACCACCAAAGTCACCGACACCGCAAAATTCCCAACTAAATTTATACATGCTTTATCCTGGCTGCTGGCATCCTACCTGGCATTGCCGCTGACTCGCGAGGCAAGCTTAAAGAAAGCTACCTACGAGCAGTATATGGTAACGCTCGCGGGCGCAACCACTGTTGATGCAAACGCAGGCAAGCAGGGCAAGGTCGATCTTAATCTAGGCACTTACCAACCGAGCGGCATTAAAGCGAGGATCTAATGGCACGAATTCATCAACGCTCATTCGGTGGGGGCGAGATTGCGCCAGAAGTTCTAGGCCGTATCGACCTGAACCATTACCAGACGGGATTAGAAACCTGTTTGAATGCCTACCCATTACCTCACGGACCTGTTGTCAATCGGACCGGGTTCCAGTTCATCAAAGAAGTTAAGGACGGCGGATCGACTGATACCGTACTGATACCCTTCATCTTCAACACAGATCAATCGTATGCGCTTGAATTTGGCAACTTATACATGCGGGTGCATACTGAGGGGGGTACGGTTTTAAACTCAACCACGACCATCTCAGGAGCTACTGCGGCGGATCCTTGTGTCATAACAGATACGGCGCATGGGTATTCTGATGGCGATGAAGTGTTTATTACCGGTATTGTGGGGATGACTGAGCTGAACGGGCGGTATTTTAAGGTGGCAAACAAGAATACGAACGACTTCGAGCTGACTGATTTGCAGGATAATAACATTGATTCTTCCGCTTATACGGCATATTCATCGGCTGGTACGGCTGCGGCGGTGTTTGAGCTTACGACTGCATACGCTACGGCGGATCTTTTTGATTTAAACTTCGCTCAAAGTGCGGATGTAATGACGATTGTGCATCCAAGTCATGCGCCGAAGGAATTAAAACGCCTGGGCGCGACAAACTGGACGCTCACCGCGATCACCTTCGCACCCAGCATTGACGCTCCGACTGGTGTGGGCGCTGTTGCGTCCCCGGCTTCCGGCTCGGATGTGGCGAAGTATGTGGTAACAGCTCTGAATTCAGCGATCCTTGAGGAGTCTATCGCTTCCTCGGAAGTATCCGCGACCAATGATATAACTATTGCTGGCAACCTCAACACGATTTCATGGAGCGCTGTGACTGATGCGGTCCGGTACAATGTCTATAAGGATGATAACGGCGTTCATGGGTTCATCGGGCAAACTCCCGACCTGAGCTTCGTGGACGATAATATCGAGGCTGACGTGTTATCATCACCGCCTGAGAATCAAACGCCATTTAACGCAACGGATGATTATCCGAGCGCGGTATCCTACCATGATCAGCGCAGGGTTTTCGGATCGACCAACAACAACCCACAAACAACCTGGATGTCACGGGCCGGATCGGGTGCAAACCTGTCAAAGTCTATTCCATCGCAGGATAATGATGCGATTCAGTTTTCTCTCGACTCTCGACAATTCAACAGTATCAACCATTACATACCGCTGGACGATCTTCTGATCTTCACAAGCGCGACCGAATGGAAACTATTCAGCCAGAATTCCGATGCGCTGACTCCGACAACCATATCTATCAGGCCGCAAAGTTATGTAGGATCCGGCAACCGCGAGCCTATTGTTTCAGGCGATGCAGTGCTGTTTATCGCTGAGCAAGGCAGCCATGTATATGATATGAATTTCACCTTTGAAACTGACAAGTATAAGCCACGGGATATATCGATTGTAGCGCCTCACTTGTTCGATGGCTATACAATCGCTGACTGGGACTATTCCAGTGTACCGAATTCAATCGCCTGGATGGTGCGCAATGATGGCACTTTGCTGGGGCTGACTTATTTATCCGGTCAAAAGCCTGATATCCTGGGCTGGCATCGGCATGAAACTTCCGGGAACTTTAAATCTACTTGCGTGATCCCTGAGTCCAATGGGGAAAACATGCTTTATGTGGTGGTTGAGCGCAGGGTCAACGGTGTTACCAGGAAGTTTGTCGAGCGATTACATTCCAGGATCTTCGATGATGTGCGCGATGCGTTCCATGTAGATTCTGGATTATCTTACAATAATCCGATCACTATAACAGGCGCGACACAAGCGGATCCGGTGGTGGTCACTGCTGCATCGCATGGCTATTCGGACGGTGACGTGGTGCAGATTGAGGATGTGGTGGGCCTTGGATCTTCGGCTGGCATGACTGAGCTGAATGGCAACCGCTACACAATAAATAATACGACCACCAACACTTTCGAGCTTCAATCCACTGCTACAACTCCGGTTGATGTGGATGGTACGGCTTACGGGGCGTATGTTTCTGGCGGGGTTGTGCGCAAAGAGCTGACAATTATCAGTGGCTTGCATCATTTGGCAGGCGAGACTGTTGCGATCCTGGCGGATGGTTCGGTTTCAGCTTCTCAAACGGTAACGGCTGACGGGAAAATCACCTTGCCGCAGGGCGCGGGCCGGGTTCATATTGGGCTTTCTTATTCCAGTGACATCAAAACATTGCCGCTGGTCATTGGGCAAGTGGAAGCTGCTGGACAAGGACGGTTTAAATCAACAACTGAGGTCCATTTGCGGGTAGAAAAGACTCGCGGCGTGTTTGCTGGTCCAGACTTTGATCATTTGCGCGAGTATGCGCAGCGAACAAATGAGGCTTACGGCACACCAACAAGTATGGTTACTGATGAAATTGAGATACAATTAGATTCTGACTGGTCCAGGGGCGGGCAAATTGCGATAAGGCAGTCCGATCCGACACCAATTTCCATACTATCAATGAGCTGGGAGGGGAAAATTGCAGACTAAAAAACTAGGTTATTGCGTCAGGCAGGGCGATATGGATGACATTCCTTCGTTGATTGCGCTTGGCAGGCGCATGCACGAAGAAAGTCCGAGGTTTCGCAATATGGATTACAGTGAACAGAAGTGCGCATTGCTCGGCCAAGGACTGGTCAACCAGGGCGGTATGTTTATCGCTGAGGTTGATAACATTCCGGTCGGTATGGTCCTGGGAGCTGTTGCGCCTCACTTCTTTGGTGATGATTTAATGGCTTACGATTTTGTGGTTTATGTGGCTCCGGAACATAGGGGCGGGTCGCTGGTTGTGCGCATGCTAAAGAAATTTGAATCTTGGGCTTTCTCAATGGGCGCAAAAGTGGTATCATTTGGGGTGAGTACTGAGATTGAGGCGGATCGAACGATTGCATTATATCAACGTCTTGGCTATCGAGTCACTGGCTCGATTGCTGTTAAGGAGCGGTAAATATGTGTACTGGTGGTGGCATTCCGGGGTTATCTGGCCCGCAACTCAGTAATTTGCAGGGGATATCTGGCGCAAACCCAGGAATCCAGGCCGCTTCAAATG